CGCGCGACCTCCCTCAACCGCCTCACCACGGCCTAATCAGCCGCCGCAAGGCAACGAACGAGACCCCCAGCAATGGGGGTCTTTTTTGTGCCCACCCCCTACCAATGCGGGCAAGTATAGGATGAGCCTTTACTCTGAGTTTCTGGCGGACGCCAAGGAGATGATCGCGGACTTCGGCGTCGCCGGGTCAGCCAACGCGGGGGCCATTACCTTCAAGTGTCTCATCTCCGACCCTGCCGTCTCCACCGTCCTCGAAGCAGGGGGGTATATGGAGCGTACACAGTACTCTGTCCGCCTCCCCGCTGTAACGGCCTCCTGGAGCCTCCCAGACGGCTCTACGGGGGCTTCGGCGGCTACCCTCAGCGGAGGGGTGCCCATCGCCTCCCTTGCCCAAGGTAAGAAAATCGTAGCCGGCGGGAAGACCGTCCGCATCACGACCCAGACTTACAAGCCCGGGTCGGCATGGATCACCCTCGTCGTCATCGACGATAACCAGTAACCCGTGGTTTCGGTCAGCATCAGTCCTAAGTCTCAGGCTGAGTTCATCGCTGCCCTCCGTCAGTTCGCCGCGAACACGGGCCAGACCATGCGGGACGCGGCGCTCGAACAGGCCGCCCTCGCCTGCCAGGATGCCGCCACCTTCACCCCTCCCATGCCGAAGGGCGGAGGCCGTGGTCTGTCCAAGGCCGCCCAGACCGCAGGTGACAACGCGGTTGCCGGGGACATCCGTAAACTCTACGTCGCCGCGAACGACCGCAACGCCAACTCCGCCGCCAGCCTCCTCGCCAATCAGCTGGCCTACGCGACCAAGACCAACGACCTCGGCCTGTTCAATAAAATTATCGGCAAGGGGACGCTCCAAGCGCTCAAGGGACTTCCGCCCATCATGCGGAAAATCGCCAACGACCAGGACTATGACCGGGCGTTCAAGAAGGCGAAGAACTACTTCAACACGACCAACCCTGTCATGACCGACTACGGGCAGGGGTTCGTCGAGGAACTCCGCCCGCCCCACGACCGCATCAAGGGCAAGTTCGGAGGCCGCATCGGCAAGTCCGCCCGCCCCGTCAAAATCAAGATGCTAGTCGAGTCCAAGTCCACCCTCGACCAATACATCCGCGACCGCCAGCAGATGGTCGGCATGATCAAGGCCGGCTGGGCCTCCGCCCTGCGCTCCCTGCCGAAGCCCGTCATCAACGGCATCCCCAAGGACTTCGGGGTCAAGCTGCTCAAGGTGGCATGGATTAACCGCCACAACCGCGTGCCTGGAACCAATAGCCTGACCGCCAACCAGAAGGTCGTCGAGCTGAGCGTTACCAATACGCAGGGCAACGTGAATAACATCGGGGTGGACGCCAGCGTCCTCGACCTCGTCTATGCCAGCCGCATCAAACAAATGAAGGCCCGCTTTGAGCGGCACCTCAACACGACCATCCAGCAGGCGAACCGCCGCTAACACTTTATGGGAACCATCTCCATCCGCCACATCGTAGAGGGCACCCTCGCCTCCTACCTCTCGACCCAGACCGGGCTGACCAGCGTCACCTTCCTCACGGGGGACAGCGCCGCGACCCAGACCCTTCCCAAAGCGGTCGTCCTATGCGAGTCCGCCCGTGCCCCTGCCGACCTGCCCGAAGGCTTGGGCAACTACGCCTGCTCGGTCCGCATCACCCTTTTCTCCAACGCGGACGACACGACCCTCGCCGATCACCGTGCCCGCTGCGCCGCCCTTGCCGGGAACATGCGTGACCTGACGAGCATCAAGGCCGCCTTCGTCGCCACCGGGGACGCGACCTGCTACGACGTGACGATGACCTCCGAGGACGAAGGGGTCGACGAGCGCTCCTGGGCGACTGCCTTCTCTTTCGACATCCTGACCGTCCTTCCTCCGGAGTAATTCCAAAGCCAGCAATAGAAATGAGCGAAGTCAACAAAGGCGTAGTCTGTCTGTACGGCATCGGGATTAACCAGATCGCGTCCCTGTTCGTCCAAAGTTACTCCGTCTCGTCCAGCTTCAACAACACCTCCACGGTGGTCAATGAAGAGGGCGTGACCGTCACGGCCCGCTACGACGACCGAAAGAGCGAAATCACGGTCGACGGGGTCGCCAAGTCCACCTCGGTTCCCCAGCTCGGCGCGACCTTCTCCTTCACGGTCAAGACCGCCTCGGCCTACCCGGGCGGCTCCGCTTCGACCTCCTACTCTGGCGTGATCACCAAGGTCGATGACAAGGGCAGTTCGCAGGGTTTCGTCAGCGTCTCGGTGACCGCCGAATGCTACGAACTCATCACCTACTAATTGCCCTTTGACTTCCCCTTTGTGGGGATAGGCTAACAGAGGTGGACCGCCGCTTCCTGAACGCCTACGTCGACCCGGCGCCCTTTCGGCTGCTGGGTCGTTCTCTTTACCCGTGGTGCCTCAAGTACCGCGTCCGCCTGATGGCCTTCGACTCGCCCCTGATCACGGGCGACCGCGGCGTGACCCCCGCCGACCTCATCTTCGCCTGCCAAGTCTGCGCCGAGGAGCCGCTGGGCGGCCTTGGAATGGTTGATAAGTTGCGCATTAACATGCTGACAAGTAGGCCAGAGAAGTTTGACGCAATGCTCAAAGCCTTCGCCGGCTATATCCTGGTTGGCAATTGGCCTAAGTTCTGGGAGCAGGACACCAAGAAGTCAGGCGGAAGCAAAGGGGTGCCTTGGCCCCTGTCGGTCATCGCCAATCTGGTCGCTAACGGCATCGAGGAAAAGCGCGCATGGGAGATGCCCGAATGTCAGGCAATCTGGCTGAATGCGGCCTTCGCCGTCCGTAAGGGTGCCGACGTCTCCATCATGTCCCATGAGGAGGAAGCCTTCATCGCCGAGGAGAAAGCCCGGGAAGCCGCTTCCAATCCGGCAAAGGAAACGACTCCCTGACCATGGCCCAAGACCTCACGGTAAACATCAAGACGACCTCCGACGTCCCGCAGGCCATGGATAAGGCCAAGGCCGCCACCGTCTCATTCTCCAAACAGGTCGACGACATCAAGAAGAAGTTCAGCACGGCCTTTAAGGACATCTTCCTCGGCTTCACCGCCCCGATGGTCATCATCCAGAGTGTCGTCGGATTTATCCGGGACCAAATCGAGGAGTCAAAGCGGCTTGCGCAGGAAGGTATGGACCTGATCGCGAAGGGAGAAACCAAGCTCGCAACGGCAGAGGAGACGAAACTCGGTGCGTTCTTGAAAGCCTTGGAGGCTTCGGAAAGGGAGCGCAAATCCTATGAGAAGGGCATGTCTGAGTTCATGCGCACGTTCTCGACGACCGAAACAGGTCGAGTCGCCATGGAGAAGTTCCTTAGCGAAGGTGCCAACCGCTTTCTCGTCCAGGGCGGCATGGGGCAGCCTAATTATGAGGCTGTCTTCGCCAATAAGGAATTTCAGAAAAGGATGGTCGACGCCTTCATCAATTCCCCTGAAGGCAAGAAGTTCGCCTATATCTTTGACGAGAAGAAGGCATCCGAGAACGCACCAAAGCCCGGCACCTTCAAAGGCCCGGAAGGCTTCGGTTCCGTGATCGGCGTCGGCGCGAACCCCGTCATGGAGGCCATGACGAAGCAGGTCGAAGTCCTCGAGGAAATCAAACTCATCCTCCAGGAGTCCATGCCTTCGGGTGGTGGCGTCCCTCCGTCCTTCACCGAACCCCTCAACGCCGCTTCCCGCGTCGGCAACGTCTGATTTTATGGCTATCGTCTACACCGGCAACCCCCTGACCTCCTCCGCGGAACTGCTCCCGAGCTGGACGGTCACCTATGACGGCTTCGGCCTCGTCACCTCGACGACCCGCTTCAAGTCGGATTGGTCCTTCAACACGGAGTCCCTCGGTGCCCGCGGCACCGCCCACCCCGACCCGACTTATTCCTTCCTGAAGGCCGCCAGGCATAGCACGAGCTGGGACAATAACCGCATCGCCCTGACGACCGTGGACTATGTCGGCATCGACCCGGGAGTAGGAGGAGGAGCCATCACCGAAGCAAACTGTTCCACCGCTAACGGCCTGACCGCCGAGAACATCACGACCCACCCGAACTTCTTCGAATTGGCTGGCGGCTTTGATGTCGGCCCAATCGCAGGCCTTCCTACGGACTTCGAGGGTAACTATTACCCTGACTCCACCAAGGGTCCGCCCGTCTCCGTGATCAGCCAGGAAGCTGGACCAAACCTCGGCAAGCCCGTAGTCGTTCCGTCCTGCGAAGGCTACAACGGCGCCTGCTTCGAGAACGGCAAGGGAGGCCGCTTCATCGGCTTCGTGGACCCGACCGTCAAACAATTCTTCGGAAAGACGCAATACTTAGCCCCATCGACGACGATCTCTGGCATCATCTACGTCACTAACATCGGTTACGTTCAGGCTATGATGGGTCTCCTTGGGACGGCTTCAGCGACCCGATCATGGGGCATCCTGCAACTCCTGCCGGCGTGGGCTAACGTTGGCTCTGGTCCGTTCGGCAAAGTAAACCTTCTATCGCAGGTCAACGTCGAGGAATACGGCGCGCTGTACAAAATCATGTATGAGGTGCGTTATAACAAGGAAGGTTGGACTCCTGACGTTTACGCGAACATCTGACCAATGGCTATTCAACCAGGAGTCGGTTACACCTTTTCGGCGTCCAGCCAAGGCGAGAACCTGACCATCGAGCAGCCTTGGTCGCCTATCGCCCTGCTCCAGCAGGAGGCTGACCCTGACCACCCGTTCAAGCTGCGCGTCTACTGGAACGAAGAGGCCTTGATGTTCTTCGCCACGGTGACCGCCGGAACGGTCAACAACATCGTCCCGGTCATCTGGGGCGGCGGCCCTATCGACGACCTCTTGAACGTCGTCCCGAAGCCCGAGATGGGCCTTGCGACCGTGCAG